AACATGCCACAGAATGCGATTATTAGGCTGAGCTGCATAATTACCGTTATCAAGCTCCAATATATGTGCACACTTATGTTCTTGAGGAATTTCAGAATGTTCAGTATCCAAGATATTAGTTTCTGGATGACCCCAGTCAATTGTGAATAAATATTTACCATGATAAAATTTTTTATCTAAACCTAAATATTTACCTTTTAGACCAGCCAACCAATCAAAGCAATGCACACTAGGATAATAGCTAAAACAGTTCCACAACTGTAATTCGTTCGTCTGCATATTCGGCACATCGGCACGTTCCAACTCTTTTTGGAAAAACGCTGAGATAGGCAAACGCCAAAAGCACGCACCATTGGGTAACATGATGTTAAATAAGAGTGCACGCCCTGATATACTTGTGAGACCGAAGATAACACAGTCTTCGCTTTCTCCTTGATGTTCTTTAAGATCATAAAGATACTCCTTTCTTACTTTACAATAAATAGGTGGTAGATTTGCATTTAAATAAGACATCTAGCATTTCCATCTTCTTCTCGCTTGTCTTATTCTTGAGTTAGGATCATTTCTTGTTTTTGCACTAGCTCTTTTTAATTGACCAAGTGATCTAGCACAATAACTTTTTCTTCTTTTAGCTGCAGCTGATCCAGGCTTTACCTTTCCTGTTACTGCAGTTTTTAATTTTGAACCAGGGTTTTTTCTTCTATATGCCATAACACCTTTTCGTGTCATGCCAGCACCAGATTCAGTAGAACGATAGTTTCCTTCGCTTTTTCTTCGAGTAGGCATACCACCTTTTTTTAACAAGATTGGACTTGTTCCTTTTGATTGTATGCCTACTCCATTCATTTAAACTCCTAGACTGATAAGTTTGGTCCTGAGTATTTGTCTGTTAATAATGTGTATGCTTCTACATTAGTTTTTGTTTTACAGAAAATACCTTTTGGAAATAAAATACCGTCTTCTGGAAATGAGAAGTTAACTACATCTCCTTGTGGTACATCACCTATGAATAGAGTGTCGCCTGAATTAGAAGTTGTTGTTAACTCTAATAAACCAGCTCCTACTCCATCTGATGCAATAATAATTCCTCTTAGTCTTACGGGTTGAGCAATTATAGCTGTAGCTCCAGCCGCAGCATCTGATCTAGTAGCTTGTATATCACTTTTAAATGCCATTTTAGCTCCTTAGTTTGTGGCTCCCGAAGGAGCCACAGATTAATTATTAACTTATTACTCCGCCAGTATTTGCAGCAACTACCCAACCGATAGTATTTGCATAAACCAATACGACTGTGTCATTTACATCAGCAAAAGTAATATCTGTACCATTTGCAAATGTTGCTGGAGTGATTGTAGCGTCTCCACCACCATCAACAACCATAGTCAAAATTTTAATTTGACCAGCAGTTCCGTTAGCTAAAGTTACAGCAGCAGCGCCTGCTGCTGTAGTAATTTCTGTGATTACGTTTGTAGTATCAGCTGCACCTGCACCTGATAATTGTTGTACTCCACCAGTAATACCTTTACCGTATGTTGCATTAGTAGTGATAGCACCAGTAGATGTGTTTTTAGTTATAGATTGAAAACCATTTTCCGATCTGACTGGTCCTGAAAAAGTTGTGTTTGCCATTTTAGCTCCTTTGTATAGTTTATATTTTGTAGTCTCTATACCGTCTGCCTAGTCAGTCTACAAAATAATTTTTTCTAGGTCTTTCTATTTTACATAAAAAAAGGGGCGAAGTAAACTCCGCCCCTTTTCAAATAGTTAGGTAATTAAAAATTACGCTGCGCCTGGTGAACCAAAGATTCCTCTAGGGTCAGAGAAGCCGAAGCTGTATCTTTCTCTAGCTTTGAATCTCATGTTGCCAGTGTCAAAATCACCTTCCATTGCAGTTCTTAACGGCGATCTAACAAAGTGTTTTAGACCGTTTGGTGCGTCAGTCATGATGAAGAAAGCATCAGTATCAGTCAAGAAATGATTGATTCTGTAACCTTCTGGGATCATTCCCATATTCATCATAGCGTTCACATCGTTATCTGCAGTTCCTACTCTTAAAGGTGACTTTAAGATTCTCTCAGCAGTAAATTGTAATTCTTTTGGAATTATCAACTTTCTACCTTGAGTAGCGATTTTTAATCCTCTTTCATCAACGAAAGCCGCAATGTCAATTAACGACTGTTCTAATGATGTTTCAGATAAGTCCGCTGCAGTAGCTAACTCGTTTCTGAATGTTCCACCAGTTACTAGTGGGTGTGCATCAGATAATAGAGGTTGTCCGTCACCACCATTAGCAGTGTCGAAACCATTGTTCAAGACAGCAGCAGCTTTCACTTGTTTAGTGTTAGCCATTGATCTTGCCAATGCTCTTGTGTAACGAGCAGCTAATCTGTCGTACAGGTTATCTTCAACAGCTTCTTCAGTAACCGCGAATGCTAAAGCAATAGTTTCATGCGTATATCTTGCTGTGAAACTTTCTTTTGCATCGTCGAATACCACTGCTGCACCTTCGTTTTTAGTTGGTGCAGATCCGAAGCCTGATAACATTACTTCTTCTTCAAAAGCTCTGTCAGAAGACTCTGTAGTAAAGATTTCTGCGTGTTCGTTTTCGTATCTATCGTATTCCAAGCCGAATAAGGCATTCAGACCTGGCTCTAGTTCTTTAACTAGTTGTGCTCTTGATATAGCCATAGTTATTTATCTCCTTATCCGTTACCCGTTAATACCTACAACTCCACCTTTGTATTGGTGAGCGTTGATTCTAACAAGTACGTTTACGTTTGATGTTGATTGATCACTGTTGTCAGGGTCTTGAGAAATATCAATAGCCTGTAATACAAAAGTAGACGAAGAGTCTGCTGTTGATACATCTAATGCATTTCTTGAACTGCCTGATGCAGTGTCGCCAGTTCCAACTGCGATTTTATAGTTAGCAAATAAGTCAGAATTCGCAAAAGTTTCATCTGCCTTAATTTCATAAACCACATTTGGGTCGTCGATTACGTTCGCAATAATATCGTTAGCACTTACAGTACCAGGATAGTAATTTTTGAACGTAGGTTTTTGAGTCGTCGGGTCTGTATAGAAGACACCATTGAAAACTCCAACAACAGGGTTAGTAGTTGCACCTGCAACAATGATAGTACCATTGTCACTTGCAGCAACTAAGTCGCCTTGGAATATTGAAGAACCGTAGTTCTTTAATATTCTGTATCTGTTTTGTGAGTTATTAAACGGTGTTCCACCTAACATTCTCGAAGGTCTTAAACCAAAATTACCGCTTTGATTAGCCATAATTGTTCTCCTTAGTTAGTTTGTTAGTTGTTAGTTTAATAACCCCTTGGTAGTCACTAAAAAATTATTTTTTAGTTCCACTTCCGAAGGTTACTCGAGATTGTCTATCAATATTGATAGGCATCTCTGGTCGTTGCTCCTTCATTAGATCATGGTCTACCGCGTCCATCTGACCTTTGGTCTTGGTATTAAAGTATTCTTTACGCGATTCCACAATCTCTTCTGGTATCCTAGCCAACAATAGGCCACCAACCCCAACTACGCCTTCGTGTGTTCCACTGCTGATAACAGGATAATCATTAGGACCGATCTGTTCAATTAATTGATCAGCTCTAACAAGCTCCCATCCTTCTCTGAGTTTCTTCGACATGTTTCCAGTGTCTTGATAACCCATTGATTCAGCTCTCAGCCATCTGTGGACAAAACCTTTCGGTGGCGGAGGCGCATCTAGACTTGACGGTGGAGACCAGACCTTTTTTCGAACATCTTTTGCTCTTTGATCTGACTCGCGCGAAACTCTATTTTTTATATCACTCATATTTAGCTCCTTTATTTAACATATTTCGCGTATTCTTCAGGTGGCACCCCTAATCTTTTAGCGATTACCAACTGTGACTTGGTGAGTTTCACAGTTCTGCGTCCATTTTGGTTTCTAACAGCAGAAGCAACAGTCTGGACGGGTTTCTTTTGCTCCTGTTTCTCCTCAACTACAGTGCCTGTAGGTTCGGATTTAGCAAACTTCTGAGGGAAATATTCCGACAGTCGTTTATCTAATTCATTATAGTATGCATCTGTGTCTCCCGCAATACCCTCACCCTTGATTTGCTTATCAATTTCGAGTGCTGCAGTAGTCATGATATTATCATTCATAAACCACTCATTCTTCTCAGCCCAAGCTTTAGCTTTTGGAGAAGCTTGAATTTCAGGAATTTCAGGCTCCTGTGGTTCATTTTTGATTTTCTCAGCTTCCTGTTCACGCATATATTTAGTATTAGCCAGTCTTTCTTTTTCAATACTTAACTGAACAATTCTTTCATTTGCTTTTGCAATAGCTCCTGAATCCCCTGATTCAATTGCTTGTTGTAAAGCTCTTGATGCGTCTGCAGAATCTGAAGTAATTCTTTTTTCAAATTCAGAAAGATAATTATCTTCAAGTTTTGGAAATCTTTTTTGAAGTTCATCCATTTTCTTTTGAATACCCTTCGCATAAGATAGAGCAGCTTTTTCTCTTCTTTGAGCTTCTCTCCAATTTCTAGTTAAATCATTTATTCTGCCTTTTACGTTTTCAGAATATTGATTTAAGTCTTGAGGATCAGATTTATCTTCTGATTCTTGTTTAGGTTGTTCTTCTGTAGCTTCTGCTTGAACAACTTCAACTTGATCGTCTTTGTGTTGATTAACAGCTGTACCGTCTGGTTCAACTTCATATTTTGGAATGATCGGTTCTTTTGATTCAACCTTTTTTTCCTCAACTTGAACTTCTCTATCTTCTACACCAGAAGTGTCAAGTTCTACTTCGCTGGTATCTAAACCATATTTATCTTTAACCATCTCTTAGCTCCTTAGTATGTGTGCAGTATATCCTCTGGATTACTGATTTTAGCGATGACTTCATCATCGTTTAAAATACGCACTTCACCGCCATCAATTTTGAAACGGCTTCCTGCATATCGACCGAAGATAATCCAATCACCTTCTTTACACCATGGTTTGCCTCCAAACTTATCTTTGTCTGAATAACAAAGAGGCCCCATTTTAAGAACCAATGCACAAACAGTTGTCATTTGAATTCTTTCATGAGTTACGTCTGAATACACTAACCCACCCTTAGTTTGTTTAGGGCCTGAATATGGAAGAACTAACATTCTCCACCCAGTTGGTTGAGGTAATTTTTCTACGGCTTTTTTATCAATGGAATCGGAATGTAAGTAAAGTTTTTCTACTTCATCCTTAGTTTTATAAGCATTAAGAAGACTTCCATTTTTAGTCTCCTGCGCCTTCGGCGTTATTATCGTCATGTAGCTCCTGTTTTTTGAACAAGTCCGTTAGGTCTTGTTGCAGATCCTCTATGGATCTGATCTGTCCTATTATATATTGATATTCGTTCCAGTTGTCAACACCAATTACAACCTTCTCTTTAAGTCGTTCAAGCTTAGGAGTTAGAAGTTTCTTCTTGATGTATTTTATTGTTTCAAAATCCATTACTTACGTTTGATCAAATCTGTAGCCTTCAACCCATAAACTGATGCTATGAC